TTACTGAGGGTACAGAAACTGTTACTATTAAATTATTTACAGATTCTGGTAGGAATACTCAAGTTGGTAATACTGTATCTGTTACTCTTAATGATACTTCATTAAGTCCCACATATACTGTTACATTATCTCATACTGTTCGTGATGAAGGGGATATAATTACAACTACTATGACAACTACAAATGTTGCTAATAGTACTGAATTGTGGTGGGAATTATCAGGAACTGGTATAGCAGCAGGTGATTTTTCATCTGGAGCATTAACAGGAAGTGTGACTATATCAAGCAATTCTGCTAGTTTCTCTCATACTATTGCTAGTGATAATACAACTGAAGGAACAGAAACTTTAAATATTAAATTCTATTCAGATTCTGGAAGAACAACACAGGTTGGTAGTACTGTATCTTGTACTATTAATGATACTTCAATAGCACCAGTTGGTAATTCTGTTTACTTTGATGGGACTGGCGATTATTTGTCTTTACCTTCTAGTACCGATTTCACTTTTGGAACTGGCGACTTTACCATAGAGTGTTTTGTTTACAGAGATCCTGGTGACTTTTTTGTTGTGTATGATCATCTAAATCATCCATCAAATAAATTCACGCTCTTTGCTTATGGTAATAATGATATTCGGATATGGAATAATCAGCACTTAACTTCTGGTACAATTCCTCCAGGCAATCAATGGTTTCACGTAGCATGGGTAAGACAATCTGGAACTTTAATGTTTTTTGTTGATGGAGTTAAAGCACCAACAACTCATAGCTGGAGTTATAGTATTGGATCAGGTGGAACAGCTGGTGTAAATATTGGCAACACTCTTTACGGGGAATATGGGAGATTTTATCTTTCAAACCTCCGTGCTGTAAAAGGAACGGCAGTTTATACATCTAACTTTACCAAACCTACATCAGCACTTACAAATATAAGTGGTACTGTACTTTTATGTTGTCAATCATCTAGTTCTACTACTGCTGCTGCTGTAGCTCCTGGTTCTGGAATAACTATTCAAGGAGATCCTACAGCATCAGGTGACTGGGTAAATGGATTTAGTACGGGAATAGTAGGTTTTGATGGGTCGGGTGATTATTTAGAGCTTCCAAATAGTACTGATTTTGATTTTGGTAGTGGTGATTTTACAATTGAGTTTTGGTTGTATGTAACAGGAAGTGAGAGTATTAAGGGTATTATTGCAAAAAGAACTACTGGTGGGGCAGCTAATACCAATTTTGTAATTTATGTAGATGGTTTACAACTGAGAAGTTGGTTCTCGGACGGTTCTAATTACTTTATTAACGATTGGAGTACATCAAGCGACCTTAATGCAAATAGTTGGAACCATGTTGCAATAGTCAGAAATGGAACTACTTTTAAGACTTATTTCAATGGAACTCAGGCGGGATCTCGAACGAACGTATCAAATACAATAGCTTCTGCTTCTAGACCGATTTATATTGGTTGTGATCATCCTGGAAATGTATACTTAAACGGTTATATCTCTAATCTCCGTGTTGTAAAAGGAACAGCAGTTTATACAGCTAACTTTACCTCACCTGCATCAGAACTTACAAATATAAGTGGTACTGTACTTTTATGTTGTAAATCATCTAGTTCTGCTGCTGCAGCTGATGTAGCTCCAAGTACTATTACGGCTAATGGTGATCCAACAGCTCAAACATTTGGTCCTTTCACTGCATAAAGTAGGTCCAATCTAAATAACTCTATAGTGTAAGTAAGAGTAATGTCAAGAACTTTGATTAAAGGTGCTGAAACAGCATGTGCTACATCAACAGGAGCAGCAGCTACATTCGGTAATGCTACTGTTGTTCGTTTAGTTAATACTGATACAGATGCTCATCTAGTAACACTTGTAGAAGAAGCAAGCGGAACGGTTGTTGGTTCGTTTACAATGCCAGCAGGTTCAGTTGAGTTTTTAGAGAAAGTAAGCACATACGCAATATTTGCTGCTAATGCTGGAGTAAAAGGAGCAGCAGCAGGATTTACTGATTAGTAAGTATTTAATTTGTTATGTCACAGGAAGTATACTTAGGTAATCCCAACCTGAAGAAGGCGAATACGCCTATAGAATTTAGTGAAGAGAATATTGTTGAATTCCTTAAGTGTAAGGAAGATCCTGTTTATTTTGCAAGAAATTATATAAAGATCGTTTCTCTTGATGAAGGATTAGTTCCTTTCAACATGTATGACTTTCAGGAGAAGTTAATTAAAAATTTTCATGAGTCTAGATTTAACATCTGTAAGATGCCTAGACAGACTGGTAAATCAACCACTTGCGTATCTTACTTACTACATTACGCTGTTTTTAATGATAATGTCAATGTTGCGATTCTGGCAAACAAAGCGTCCACTGCTAGAGATCTACTTGGCAGATTACAACTTGCATATGAAAATCTACCTAGATGGATGCAACAAGGTATAATATCTTGGAATAAAGGTTCTTTGGAGTTAGAAAATGGATCTAAAATATCGGCAAACTCTACTTCTTCCTCTGCTGTTCGTGGTGGATCTTATAATGTCATATTTTTGGATGAGTTCGCATTCATCCCGAATCACATTGCTGATGATTTCTTTGCTTCCGTTTATCCAACTATTACTTCTGGACAAAGCACTAAAGTAATTATCGTTTCTACCCCAAGGGGTATGAATCATTTTTATCGTATGTGGCGTGAGGCTGAAAAGGGTAAAAGTGAATATGTTCCTACTGAAGTTCATTGGAGTGAAGTTCCTGGTAGGGATGATGCGTGGAAAGAATCGACAATCGCAAACACATCAGAACAACAATTTAAAATTGAGTTTGAATGTGAATTCTTAGGATCTGTTAATACACTTATTAATGCAGCAAAACTTAAAAATTTAATTTTTGAAGATCCAATAAACAGAAATGCTGGACTTGATATTTACGAAGCACCAATACCAGAACATAATTATATGATAACGGTTGACGTTGCTCGTGGATTGGGTAATGATTATTCTGCCTTTATAGTTTTTGATATTACCAACTTTCCATATAAGGTTGTAGCAAAGTATAGGAATAATGAAATTAAACCTATGCTATTTCCTAATATTATACATGATGTGGCAAAGGGATATAATGAATCATTCATCTTAGTAGAAGTAAATGATATAGGAGATCAGGTTGCAAGTATTCTTCAATATGATTTAGAGTATGATAATCTTCTTATGGCATCCATGAGGGGAAGAAATGGTCAGATAGTTGGTCAAGGATTTTCTGGTAAGAAATGTCAGTTAGGTGTAAGAACAACATCAGCAGTTAAGAAGTTGGGTTGTTCCAATCTGAAGACTATGCTTGAGGATGATAAGATATTAGTTAGTGATTATGATATCATATCAGAATTAACTACTTTTGCTCAGAAACATAATTCATTTGAGGCAGAGGAAGGATGTAATGATGACCTTGCTATGTGTCTTGTTATATTTGCTTGGGTAGTAGCACAAGACTATTTCAAAGAAATGACGGACAATGATGTTCGGAAAAGACTTTATGAAGAGCAGAAGAATCAGATAGAACAGGATATGGCTCCATTTGGATTCATTGCTGATGGTTTAGATGATACTAGTTTTATTGATGCTGATGGAGATACTTGGCATACAGATGAGTATGGTGATAGATCATATATGTGGGATTATCGCTAATGGATTTTGATGACCAGTTAGGTCTGGAACATTTATTATTAAAAGAACGAAAATGTAGATCCTGTGGTAAGGTTAAAGATTTAGTAGAAGATTTTTATTTAACTCGTAAGAATAGAAGATATCCATCAGCATATTCTTATGAATGTAAGGTATGTACAATAAAGAGAATAGTTAATAATAGAAAACCTAAAAAGAAACATATTGATTGGCAATATCCTGATTGGTAATGTTCACGCATGGTTTCCCCAATGAAAAAGGGTCTTTCCCTAAATAATTTCAGTAATAATCTGAGAATTCGGAGACAGAAAAGATGCCACTAAATTTAGCATCTCCTGGTATTGTTGTAAGAGAGGTTGATCTAACAATTGGGCGAGTTGATTCTACTAGTGGATCAATCGGAGCATTGGTAGCACCATTTGAAAAGGGACCTATAGGAGATCCACAGTTAATTGAAAGTGAGGAGGATCTGCTCCAGACTTTTGGTAGACCATATAGTACAGACAAGCATTTTGAGCACTGGATGGTTGCTTCATCTTTTCTTGCTTATGGTGGAACAATGCAGATTGTTCGAGCAGATGATCAAACTATAAGAAATGCTACTGATGATGGAGATGACATCAAAATTAAAGGTGGTGAGCATTATCAGCAATTAGGATATGACGAGACAGCATATTCGAGTTGTATAGTTGCTGCTAAGAACCCAGGAACATGGGCAAATGGTATTAAGGTAGCAATCATTGATGGTCTTGCTGACCAGGTTCTTGGTGTTACTACTACTAATAGTTCAGACGGTATAACAATAGGATCTGTAGTAACTCAAGATGTTCCAGATGATGCTGTAGCAGTAGGTGTTGGTGGAACAACTCCATTAACTGGACAATTTAAAGGTACTGTTACTGATATTGGAACAGGAACTATTTCAGTCAAACTAACACATCACATTGATGCTAACGGAACAGTAGCAAATGTAGATTACGCAGATTCTGGTGTTTACAGGTTTGGAACCGATAAGAATCTTGGTGTTACAACTGCTGGACAATCAACAGCATGGACAACTTCACTGGATGTTACTGGTGCTAGTGATTGGTTTGAAGGGCAAAACATTAATGTAACTGGTGGTGCTATTATTGAGTGGGATGCTTTAGCATCGACACCTGGTACTTCAGCATATGCTGCAGAAAGAGGTGGTAGATTTGATGAGGTTCACGTTGTTGTGATTGATGATCTAGGATTAGTTACAGGTAATGCTGGAACAGTTCTTGAGAAGCATTTATCACTTTCAAAAGCAAAAGATGCTGAGTATTCTGTAGGAAGTTCTTCTTACTGGAGAAAGTATCTAGAAATTAATTCAAATTATGTATTTGGATTAAGTGGTCCTAAATCAATAGTAGGTCAATCAGCAGTTGGATTAGCAACAGTATCTCATAGTGGTGCTACTAACGACTATGATCTTGATACTAATTGGGATCAGGATGCTGGTTCAATTATTTTTGCTGGTTCAGGTAATAACCAACTTACTTTACAAGGTGGTAAGAATTACGGTGGTAAAACAGATTTGGTTACACCTGGTGCTTTGAATTCTGGATTAGATGATATTATTTCAGGTCTAACTTTATTTGAAAATAAAGAAGATATTGAAGTAGACTTCATTCTTCAAGGATCTGGAAGTTACGGTGAATTTGACTGTGCTGCTTTGGCAAACAAATGTATCGCTGTAGCAGAAGCAAGAAAAGATGCTGTAGCATTTGTTTCTCCTTATAGAACAGCATTTATTAATGATAATGCCAATAACAGTACTAATACTGATGCGGTTAATGACATTGATACCATTACTGAAAAGGTAAAGGGATACGCTGGTAACATTACTTCAACAACATACGGTGTAATCGATAGTGGTTACAAGTACATGTATGATCGTTTTAATAACACATTCAGATATGTTCCACTAAATGGAGACATTGCTGGAACTTGTGCTAGAACAAGTATCGAACAGTTCCCTTGGTTCTCACCTGCAGGAACAGCAAGAGGTGCTATTCTTAACGCAGTTAAATTAGTATACAATCCAGGACAAAAACAGAGAGATATACTCTACACAAATAGAGTTAACCCTGTTATTAACTCTCCTGGTGCTGGAATCGTATTATT